CATTCCCACCCCAACATGGCTCAGGTTCCAAGAGTCGGTTCAGAGTATGGCCTGGAGTGTCGAGGACTTTTCACTGTACCTACTGGACGTGTTCTGGTCGGTGCCGATGCTTCTGGTCTTGAGTTGCGTTGCCTGGCTCACTATATGGCGGCGTATGACGATGGTGCGTATGCACGGCAGTTACTGCAAGGGGATATACATACTGTCAACCAGGAAGCCGCTGGTCTTCCTACCCGTGACAAGGCTAAGACCTTTATCTACGCTTTCCTCTACGGTGCTGGAGACGACAAGATCGGTTCAATCATTGGCAAAGGAGCTGCGGCGGGCCGAGCGATTAAAGCAAAATTCCTGGCGTCACTACCTGCGCTGGCAGACCTTAAGGATGCTGTCGAAAATGCAGTACGTCAAACGGGGGTTCTCAAGTCGCTGGATGGAGCCCCAATGAAAGTAAGGTCGCAACACGCGGCCTTGAACACCCTGCTCCAGGGAGCGGGGGCGATCGTCATGAAGCAAGCCCTGGTACTCCTGGACAGCACCCTCCAGCGGAAGGACTACATCCCCGGCAGAGACTTCGAGTTCGTAGCCAACGTCCATGACGAGTGGCAGATCGAATGCCGGGAGTTATACGCAGACGACATCGGCACCTATGCAACCAAATCAATCACGGAAGCCGGTAACATCCTCAACCTCAGATGCCCGATGGCAGGAGAGTACAAGGTCGGGCGCAATTGGGCAGAGACCCACTAATGGAGAAAGTATGAAACTCTCAATCAAGTTTATGGACCACACCACGTTCATCCCCGCAGGGCACACCGGGTGGACCATGGAAGATAGCATCATCATCATCAACTACCCAGGGTACAACCGGTGCATCCCGTTGTGCCACGTCAAATTCTACGAGTTCCCAATCAACGAAAGGAGTTCCATCGATGACTGACCCGAACAAGCGAGACCACATCAACCACCCGCGGCACTACACGGCCGGCCGAGTCGAGTGCATCGACTACATCGAGGCCCAGGGCTTCGGGTACCACGAAGGAAACATCGTCAAGTACGTCACCAGGTACAAGTTCAAGAACGGCCTGGACGACCTCAAGAAAGCCGAGTGGTATCTCAAGCGGCTGATCGCGCTCCTCGAGGCGGGGGAGAACGGGCTGGGCGGAGGGCAGGAGGAACCCGCCACGGACGAGGAGGCCATCCAGTACATCCCGTGGATCGACAGCGACCTCAAAGGCACCACTACCGACCCAAAGCGCTGCACCCCCGAGTGTCTGAAGTCGTGCCCTGATGCGTGTGTCGTCAGGCCACCCAAGGAGGACAACGGGTGGGAGGTTGACTGCTCCCAGCCCATCTACATCGATGCCCAGTGCGACCATCCTGAAGAGTCCTTCAGCCAGGAGGAGAAACTCGAGGTAGCCCGTGAGACCCTCAGCGGGATGATCGACTCCTGTCCCGAGGGGTGCGCGAACTTCATCCACAAGACGCACATGAATGGTGCGTGGAGCGTACATTGATGTCCATTCTCTACACCTTCTGGAAGAACGTAGCCGTCCAGCGAGACGTCGAGTGTCGGGACCTGGACGACGAGAACATCCGCCTCCGTCGTCGCGTCAAGGACCTCGAAAGGGAACTCGACCGCTTCAAACAGATCGTTGACAACCTCGACACCCAACGGGAAATCAATCGCATCCATAGGGTCGTATGTAACTGGATAAAAGAGGATCTCAATGGCCAAGCGTAAACAAGCCAAGCACCTCCTGTTCGACGCCGACATAATTCTCCACCGGTTCTCTCACGCCAACCAGGAGAAGTTCGCCTGGGATGGACCGGACGGCCCTGAGGAAACCGTGGTGGATGCCGACGCCGCGAGGGCGGAGGTGCAGGACTTCATCCTCCACGTGTGCGGCCTTAACCGGTGCGATGACTTCCATCTCATTTTTTCTGGGTCGAAGAATTTCCGGTACGAGGTACTCCCGACTTACAAGCACAACCGAAAGGACCTGGTCAAGCCGCTTCTGTTCCCGATCCTGAAGGAGTTCCTCCATGAGAATTATAGGTGTCTTGTCTGGGACCAACTCGAGGGTGACGATGCAATGGGTCTGCTTTCCACGCAGGAGCCAGGTCGACATATCATCTGCTCCATCGACAAGGACATGAAACAAATCCCTGGCGAACACTTCAACTGGTTCACAAACCTCCACACCAAGATCACCAAAGACGAAGGCGACCGGTGGTTCTACACACAGGTCCTGACCGGCGATCCTGGGGACGGGTACTCAGGGATTCCAGGGTGCGGCCCCAAGAAGGCCGCAAAACTTCTGGACGGTGTGTCCAACGGAGACACCTGGCCGATCATCGTGGAGGCCTATGAGGCCGCAGGTCTCACCGAAGAAGATGCAATCCAACAGGCACGAGTTGCACGAATCTTAAGATTTCCTGAATACAACTTCACAACCGGAGAGGTAACCTTATGGAACCCAACACAATCTTCCTGATCGCCCTCGCGTTCTTCAAGGGAGGTACTACGAAGTGGGTAAACCTGGAGGACGTCCAGGGCCGCTATCGATTCATCAAGCGTGAGGGGAAAGCCGCGGCTTAATGCTGTGGACCCCGTATCAGGAGTTCATCTACGTACGTTCATACGCCAGGTGGATTCCTGAACTCAACCGAAGGGAACAGTGGGTTGAAACCGTCGACCGATACGCCGAGTTCTTTGCGTCGAGAGTGCCCCGTCAACTCGATGGAGAGTTCGATGTGGCGATGGATCATGTGTTCCACAGAGAAGTCATGCCTTCGATGCGTTGTCTCTGGAGCGCTGGTCCTGCTCTGGATAACGATAACATCGCTGGCTACAATTGTGCATACACGGCTATCGATTCCGTCAAAGCGTTTTCGGAGATTCTATACATTCTCATGAACGGCGCAGGGGTGGGCTTCTCCACCGAGCGCCAGTATATCAACCAACTGCCGGTAGTCCCAGCAACACTCACCATCAACCCAACCTACACCTACCGGGTTGCAGACAGCAAGATTGGGTGGGCTGAGGCGTACAATCTACTGCTCACATTCCTGTACGAGGGGAGCATAGCCCCGATGGATCTCTCGCTGATTCGACCCAAGGGAAGCCCCCTGCTGACCTTCGGTGGAAGAGCGAGCGGACCTGAACCTCTGCTTCAACTGATCAAGTTCACCGTAAAGACCTTCAAGGGAGCCGTAGGGAGACGCCTAAACTCCCTGGAGGTCTACGACCTGGTGTGCATGATCGCGAACTGCGTAGTCAGCGGGGGAGTGCGGCGGAGTAGTACCATCAACCTATCCAACCTGACCGACCTTCGCATGCGCAGTGCCAAGGTGGGGCAGTTCTGGCTCGAACACCCACAGCGTTCGCTGTCCAACAACTCCGTGGCGTACACAGAGAAACCTGACATCTCGATCTTCATGGAAGAGTGGATGTACTTGATGCGTAGTGGATCAGGAGAGAGAGGGATCATCAACCGTGAAGCGTTCCGTAAATCTGCAATCGCGGCAGGTAGGGAAGACCGCGACTTTGGCACGAATCCTTGTGGCGAGATTGTCCTACGGAATAAGCAGTTCTGCAATCTCACGGAGATCGTTGTTCGTCCAGGAGATACGGTTTCAACTCTCGAAAGGAAACTTCAATCCGCTGTCCTACTTGGATGTCTCCAGGCTACTCTCACAAACTTCAAGTTCATCTCCCCAGAGTGGAAGCACAACTGCGAAGAGGAGCGCCTCCTTGGAGTCAGCCTCACAGGGCTGGCCGACAACGAAAGGATCATAAGAGACCTTGACACACTTAAAGCGTTCTCTCACATCTATGCTGACACCTTCTCGAAAGCCATGGGAATGCAGACGCCGAAAGCAGTCACTTGCGTCAAACCTTCGGGCACTGTTTCTCAACTCGTGGGCTCTGCTTCGGGTATGCACCCTCGTCATAGCCCTTTCTACATTCGTCGTGTTCGGGTTTCTGGTTCTGATCCTGTTGCTCGGCTCCTTATCGACGCTGGGGTCCCATACCACCCTGAGGTAGGCCAGGAGGACAACCCCCTGACCTGGGTCTTCGACTTCCCCCAGGCATCCCCTGTTGAATCCACGTACCGGGACGAGGTATCGGCCCTGGACCAACTGCAGCAGTGGCTCCAGATCAAGACCAAGTGGACGGATCACAACCCCTCCTGCACGATCTACGTCAAGGAACCTGAGTGGCTCGAGGTTGGTGCTTGGGTCTACGGACACTGGGACCTGGTCGGGGGTCTCTCCTTCCTGCCCAACGACGGGGGCGTCTACGAACTGGCACCCTACGAGGAGATCGATGAGATGGAATACCACCGTCTCATGTCCAAGTCCCCCAAGATCAACTGGGCAGACCTGAGCAAGTACGAGTCCAGAGACCAGACTGAAGGGGCCAAAACCTTCGCCTGTATCGGGGATCGGTGCGAGATCAGTTAGATCAACCAGGACGAATACCATTCTGAATCACCATTCAGCAGTTATCCACAGGGGAACCGTTGTTCTAAAATGACACTTTTGTCATCAGGACAGCGGTCCCCCGCGCGTGGGGTAGGACGAAAAGGCGAGAAGAATCGCAACCTTGGCGCATGGGTGGAACTTCCTGATCGCGCGGAAGCGGTGATTCTTCCCGCTCCGTCTCTATTTGACATAATATACATTACAAGAAGCCCTAAAGTATTGAATCCACAGGGGATTTAAGCACGACCTGATTCTCCTCCATCGATACACCTGATCCATTTCTTTTTATACGCTAAAGCCACACCTCTGATCTTACACCCCTACGGCAAGGTAGTGGCCCAAGCCCCACCAGTCGTTACTCTTGGAACCACAAATCCGAATATGGAGACTCCATGGGCAACGCAATAGCGCATCTTGACCTCTACAGGACGAAGGTGATGCTGCAGTTTCTCGAAGCAGCCATCCCCCTGAGAGCCCCCAACCTGGATTGGAGCGACCGTAAAGTCTGGTTCTATGCAGGGCAGAGGGCTGTCCTGGATCTTATCAACTCGAAACTAAACGAAGAGACCCCCTTAGCGCCACCGGGGAAGGCTCAATAAGGAGGTCGACATGTGTTTCAGTTCTCCCAGTGCACCACCCCCGGCCCCACCCCCGGCACCCCCCGCGCAGATCCCGACGATCGAGTTAGGGGATAACCTGGAGGCCGGTGGGAAGAAGAGGAAGAAGCAGGGGAGTTCTCTGCTCCAGATCCCTCTGATGACTGGCGCCACCGCGGGGCTGGGCATCCCGATGGGACCTAAGTAATGCCTGAGACCCCCACAGTATCCATCCACGGACGGTGGAAGAAGCTCGACGGCGACCGCTCACAGGTCCTCGAGAGGGCCCGGGAGTGTGCCAAGATCACGATCCCTCAGCTGATGCCCCCTTCGGGCAGCGGCTCATCCACCAAGTTCAACACCCCCTGGCAAGCGCTGGGCGCAAGGGGAGTGAACAACCTCGCCAGCAAACTGATTCTGGCTCTCTTTCCTCCCAACCAGGCATTCTTCCGCCTGAAGCTGGATGACGAAGTCGCCGCGAAGATATCCCAGGACGACAACGCGAAAACCGTTGTCGAGACAGGGATGTCCAAGATGGAGAACGACATCCTTGAGGAAATTGAGGGCCGCGCAACTCGCATGGCTGTCTTCGAAGCCGCCAAGCATCTCGTGGTGACCGGGAACAGCCTCATCTTCATCGATGATGAGGGTGCTGGGTTGCGGGTTTATCGCCTCGACCAGTACTGCGTCAAACGCGACCCAATGGGGAACGTACTGGAGATCATCACCAAGGAATCCATCTCGCCGCTGGCTCTGCCGGCTGACCTGAGGGCTCTGGTGACGGAAGATGGCGATACGAAGGAGAACCCGATAGACCAGAAGCCCGTCGATCTGTTTACAAGGGTGGTGCGGGGGGATGGCATCTGGGAGATCGGCCAGGAAATCAACTCAAAGGAAGTCCCGTCAAGTGCAGGGACGTACCCACTCGACAAGTCTCCATTCATCCCGCTCCGTTGGTCGGCCCTGGCAGGGGAGGACTATGGACGTGGCCTGGTGGAGGAGTACCTCGGGGATCTCAAAGCCCTGGAGGAACTCAGCAAGGCGATCATCGAAGGGTCGGCAGCAGCCGCCAAGTTGCTCGTCATGGTCAACCCCAACGGGACGACCAGGATCAGCAAGATAGCGTCAGCATCGAACCTCGACATGATCGAGGGGAATGCGGAGGACGTGTCCTTCTTGCAGGTGGAGAAGTTCAACGACTTCCGTGTAGCCCTTGAGACCATCAAGAACCTGGAGCAGCGACTCGCCGCAGCCTTCATGCTCAACACCTCCGTCCAGCGGGACGGGGAGAGGGTCACGGCCGAAGAGATTCGGTATATGGCCCGTGAGTTGGAGGATGCCCTGGGTGGAGTTTACTCCGTCCTTGGCAAAGAGTTACAGCTCCCCATTGTGAGTGTAATACAGTTCCAAATGACAAGGGAAGGAAAACTTCCGAAGCTCCCCGAGGGGAAGGTCAAGCTGACGATCGTCACAGGCCTCGAAGCTCTCGGGAGGTCTCACGAACTCGTGAAGCTCAACACCTGGATGCAGGAAGTCAACGTCCTGGGTCCCGATGTTGTCGCCCCATACATCTTCGTCTCCGAATATATCGCTCGTGTCTCCCTGGCCACCGGAGTGGACCAGAAGGGACTCGTTCGGTCGGAAGAGGAAGTGACGCAGA